TCCTCGGCGACGGTGGTGATCGCCGTCTGGATCATCTCTGGCGTCATGCGGCCTTGTCCTTCCTGTGTGCTGCGGCGGCGAGTAGGTCGCCGACGTGGTATCGGCCTTCGTGGTCGGTGAGGTGGCCGCGGTGTTTCCAGAGTCGGATGGTGCCGGGCCGGGTGGGGTATCCGGCTTGGGTGAGTAGCCGGGCGCCTTCGTCGGGGGTGACTAGCCAGTCGGCGGCCGCCTCCAGGTGGGACTGGAGGAGCGGCTGCAACTCCCACTGGGTGTCGCAGGCCGGGCACCTGGCCCACGAGGATCCCGGTGGGGCGTAGATGGGCTGGTCGCACACGCCCCGATCGTCTCCCAGGTCGGTGAGGCACCGCCCGTAGAACCGGTGGTCCTCGGGGATGTCCACGAGCGCCGTGAGCGCCCGGATGGCGGCGAGGACCTCGGGGATGAGGGCGGCTAGCTCGGGCCGGCCGGGGTGCGCGGATGCGCCCCGGAGCGCCCATGAGACGTCCGTCCACGTCTGCGGCGTGGTGATCCCGAGGAGGTCGTGCGTCGCCCACTTCGCCCACTTCAAGAGTGTCCTCTCGTGGGCGCTGGCGGCTTGGACGACGCCCAAGCGGACCGGTGGGCGGCTGCATGGGGTGACGCTGGCCCCGCCGCCTTGGCTGCGCCGTAGCCCGACCTTAGCGGCGTCCAGGGCGCCCATGAGCGCCACGATGCCCTGTGCGGCCTCGTCGAGCCGCTGGCAGGCCGTGACACTCACGTACCTGTCTCCCCGCAGCGGCTCCCCCGTCACCGGGCATGTGCGGTCCTCAGTCACCGTCGCCCCTGTTCTGGGCTCGCTGGGCGGCGTAGCGGATGGCGTCGGCGATCTGCTGGACGGCCTTCTCTGCCGTCTCAGCGCGCTCGCGGAGGCCCCTGATCTGGATGAGCGCGAGCCACAGGGCGACACTCAGGCACAGGGGCAGGAGGACGTTCACCACCCACTGGAGTACTCCGAGCCAGTTCACCTGTCCTCCTCTTCGATGGTCTGGGCGGCCCAGGCGAGGGCTCGAGCGCCAAGGACGTTCAGCGATGGGCGCGGACTCTTCTCGTCGGATGCTGCTGCGGCAATGTCCCCAACCCAACAGGTCAGATTGGCGACGTCGATTTGGTTGACGCGACCTTCCGCGAGGATGCGTGCAGCGAGCTTGCTGATCTCCTCTAGCGCGTCTCGGCTGGGGTCTTCGAGGTCTGCCCAGGTGTAGGCGAGGCGCACTACCCATGCCAGTCGATACCGCAGGTCTTCGCCTGTGTGGGTATCCCGGACGGCGGCGAGCAGCAGGGAGATGCGGTCATTGAGGGGGAAGTCGTCCAGGATTCCCCGCGCGCCGATGTTCTTGGTGTCCGTGACGGCCTGGTCTAGGGCGCTGGGCTTGTCGGCGGGCAGGTAGGAGAGGATCGGGTCCATGGCGTCACCAAGGGTTTTGATGCCCTTCGGGGTGTACTCCCCGTCCCCGTGCCATGCCTTTTTGAGTTCCTCCAAGGCGGCGGTGGGGACGGCCGTGACCTCCTCCCAGTCGTCGATGTCATCGGACGGGGCTTTGCGGAGAATTGAGTTCCCCGCGCGGGGGCCTGTCGCCAGGAGGTACTCGTCATCCCTGGAGCGGGCCGCCAGTGCGTCACGGACCGGCTCGTCGTACTCCTTCCCGCGGACGACTTTGATGAGGGGGGCTGTGGGCCAGTTGTTGCTCATGGGTCAGCCTCCGATGATTGCGCGCCAGGTGGCGGTGATGATCCACAGGATGACGCTGATGACGGCGAAGGCGGCGGTGAGGGCGAGGATGATGCCGACGGCTTGGCCGAGCCGTTGACCGAACGTGGGGGTGGGTTTCATGGGTTCTCCTAGGGTTGAGCGGGATTCTGGTGGGTTGGGGTGGTGGCTGGCCCCGGCCCAGCAGTCGGGGCCAGCCACCAGGTCGTTAGAAGGGGGGCTCGCTGGTGGGGGCACCCCCGGTGCCCCACGGGTCCTGCGCCGCGGGGACGTTCCCTGAACCGAACGCGGCAGGCTGGGCGGGCTGCTGGCCGCCGAAGCCGCCCTGCTGGCTTGCTGGGGCCTGCTTCGTCACCTGGGCTCGCTGCCTGCGCAGGTCTGGGCCGATGTGGTCGACCTCGAGCTGGAGGACGCTGCGGTTCTCGCCTTCGCGGGTGGTGTAGTCCCGCTGGACTAGACGGCCCTGGGCGAGGACCCACATGCCCTTGCGTAGGGACTCGGCGACGTTCTCGGCCATGTCGCCCCACGCGCTGGCTCGCATCCACATGGTGGTGCCGTCATCCCACTGTCCTGCCTGCTGGTTGTAGCGGATTGGGGTGGACGCGATGGAGAGGTTAGCGACGGGTTTCCCGGCCGGGGTGAATCTGAGTTCCGGGTCCTGACCGAGAACACCGTGCACGGTGATTACCGTATCGTTAGCCAATGGGATTTCCTTCCTGGGGAGTTGTTCATATTCTCGCGTTTTCGCCCGGGTTACGCGAATCGGGACACGCCGGGGCGAGATATGCTGCGATCAAATCCGCGTCGAAATCAATCAGCCGAATCGGAATGATCTCATCATCACCGGCCGCAAATCTCTCCCACGGGGTCATTTCGCATCGCCCGAAACGACGCCGAGAATCGTCGCGATATCCTGATGCAGGAACCCCTTACCGGACTCTTGCTCCAAGAACATGGCCGCGATCTGCTTCGACGCCTCAGTCTCATGGCTCAACACTTTTGCGAGAGCGATGAGGTTCGCGACCCGCATCTGGTCCGCGATCTCCAAGAGAGCACACACCTGCGCCTCAGCCGTCGGGTCCCCATCATCGGTCGAGAACATGGTCGCCTCGGCCACAGCCCGCCACGACGGCGGCTCCGGGAACGTCGGACGCTCATCGAACTTCATGACTTCTCCTTGGGTGTGTAGACGATGGCGTAGGGGCCACCGCTCTTGGGAAGTTCGGTCACCTCGCCGTTGGGGTCGTGTCGGAGCGGGAACCAGCAGCCGGGGTCAACTCGGGCCCAGGCGCATCCGTATGCGTCGATAGCCACCGTCCCGTCAGTCGCGCCCCTCGACGCCGTTCCGCCAACAATGTCGCGCGGGGTGAAAGTCCTTGCTGCATGAATCTCGTCTTCGAGGTCGGCGATGTGGTGGATGAGCGCGTAGATGTCATTGACCGCCCCGTCGTATTGACCGGTCTTCTCGTATTCCTTGAGCTTGTCGAGGATAGTGGTCTTGTCACTCACCGTTCGTTCCCGTCCTGGTAGCGGGTGAGCCAGGCGAGGGCGAGTGCCCCGACCTGGGTGACTTCGGCGATGGTGTCGGCGTTGTGGCCCGTGCCGCTGGCGTTGTCGTAGGTGAGGGAGGCGGCGACCTCCCCCACCTCCTCAGCCAGGGCGTAGAACCGCAGTTCATCCGTCGGCCCGTCGCAGTCCAACGTCATGCCCGGGTGCTTGACGGCGGCCCGCTCCCATTCGGCGACGAACGCAGCCGCCGGGTCCTCGACGCCCAGGTCACGAAGGAAGCACGTCGCGTTCGTGACAACTGAAACGAGGCGACGCTCGATCCGCCGAGCATAGACATGCCGAAGACGAACCTCATCCCGCCCTTCCAGTCGGACGACATCCTCACTTATCTCGCCGAGGGCCTGGTGCCACATTCCAACGGTGGTGAGCGGAGAAACGGGAGTCCAATCGGCGGTGCGCTCCATGTAGAGCGCTGCCTTGGCAACAAACGGGCAAGCGGTCATTGGTGTTCCTTCCGGTAGGTGTGGGTGATGAGGATGAGGGTGATAAGGAGGACGGTCATGCCGCCTCCGTGGGGTGGTTGGGGCAGACGACCTCCCCGTCCATGTCGTCGGTGATCTCCCAGCCGAGACGGCGGGCGAGGGAGTAGGCGGCGTTGAGGAGAGTGATGCTCCGATCCGTGTCGTCGGGGCCCTCGGGGAAGTCGATCCGTGACGGGCAGCCAGCCCAGTCACAGGACATCGACACATAGGCGCGCTTGACCGGGATGACCTGGATCATCGCGACCCCTCGTCTTGGAAGAGGTCGGTGGGGTCGGGGTACTGCTGGGGCTGCTCGACGGCCGGGGTCAGGCGGCGGGCGCCGCCGTCCACGCCCAGGTCACGCATGAGCCCATCCACCGTGAACCCCTGAATCGGGAGGTGCTGGCCCTGCGCGGCCTTCACCTTCAAGGACCTCAAGCCCGTCAAGTAGGTTTCCCCCGGGGCGCGCATCTCCACGGTCCCCGTCACCTCAAACGGGAGGGACTTCTCGGCACGGACCTTCCACGTCTTGTCCGTCGTCGGCCGGCCGTTCGCCATCACCGTCACCTGCTCCAGGCGGGCGGTCACGAGCACGGGGCCGGGGTGCGAGTTGAGGGCGGTCACGAGCTTGCGCCACTGCCGCT